TTCTTTATATGTTTTTAATCCAGAAGGATTTTCAATTTTATCACCAATACTAGTTATTTCAATTACATCTCCTTTTGATAAAAGAAATACATTTTGGGTATCTTCCAACTCTGAAAGTACACCTGTTACCCTCAATTCTACTTTTTTGTCAATTTTTCCATCTTCATACCCATAAATGATATTATTAGATCTAATTTGATCTCTTGGATTTATTTTTTTAATAATCCCGGAACATCCAAAAAATTGATTGATAGATTTATCTGAATATGAAATTACATTATCACCAGAATATAATGTTCCGAATTGTGAAAATCCAATAGTTGAATCAACTGTAATTATTGAAGATCCAATTGAAACTGAATCTATAGATTTAGTTTCTCCGGTTATTTCAAATTGACCTTCAATCAAAGTTTTATCATTAAATCCAGAAAATAATTGTAGTTTGTAATAAACTTTATTGTTTCTAGTTATCAATTCAACTTCGGATACTGGTCCAGAAGCAGAGTCATCATAACTTTTAACTATTTGACCGATTAACTTATTTGGATCACCACTTATTCTTTCAGTTACTAAAATCTCTCTTCTTATAAATTCACTGGAAGATGGTTTTATTAAAAATTCTTCCAAATTAAGAACTTTTGGAGTTATTCCATATAAAACATTAAAAAGTATTTTAAAAGATTCTTCTGTCCCTTTTGACTGATAGAAAGATTTTATTTCCTTTATAAAATTATTTACGTTTAATCCTGAAACAAAATCAATATTTTCAAATCCAGGAGCTAACAGAATTTTTATTTTTTTATAAAATTCCTTTAAAAATAAAGCACTTAAATTTTCAACCTTACTATTTTTTATATGTGAGGAGGACCTTGTGCTTGAAAATACTAATTCATCTGAATTTAAGTCATTTTTATAAGATGAAATTGCGCTAAATCCCCTTACACAACCTGTAAAAGAATTTGTGGTAATTCCAGTATATGTGATAATTTCATCATCAATTTTTAGTAATCCATATTCTTTAGGAAATCCTTTAGTCGTATTAACAAATATTATATCATTGGTAGAAGAAATACTTTTAGTTATACTTGTTATACCAGAAATAACTTCTGGAGTTAAATTATTTAAATTAATATATTGATCAAGATTTTCTGCAATATCTAATGGTCCACCTTGATATTCTTGTGAAATATAATATTGCTTTAAAAATTCAGAAACCTTCGGATTTTCTGATAGAACAAATTCTGGTAACTGATTTTCAACAATTTGTTGGATTTTTACTCTAGTATCAAAACCAGTTGTGATCATATTACCTCGTTATTTTTCCGTTTGAATAGCTTGAAGTTACTAAAAAGTCTATGCCAGATAGTTTATCACCAGAAGAAATAGTATCTTTTACCATATTTATGGTGCTTTTTGAAGTATCAAAAACAAGATAAAGATCTTTAAGTCCAATAATATCATTTGATTCTGGATATGCCTGAATTTCAATAATACCACCATCCAATTCTGTAGATAAAACATTTATTGTATTAATTATAATTTCACCTTTTGTGTAATCTACTGTTCCTATTGACTTTTTGACTACTTGATAATTATTAAGTTCTTCATTTGGTTTGACAATTGAAAGTGTTCCTATATTACTATCTGGATTTGGAACATCGACAAAATAAACCATATCCGGTTCTCCAACAATATTAAATCCTGTACTTTTTATCGTATATCCACCTATATTTTTATGGAATTGATTTCCAAAGCATATCTCATATTGAGCAAAAGTATTTAATACACAATTCATATTTCTTCTCATTTTAACACGAGTAATGTTTGATGTTATTGAAGAATCAACATTATCAATTAACTGTAAAACTTTACTGTATTTAAATCTTCCTCCAAATTTATTTAAATCTATAGTCTTAGAATATTTTTCTAAAGTATTTAAAATTTTAGTTCTTACATCATTTGCATTTGAAGATAATGAAGTATTGTAGTAAATATAGCTTTCAATTTCAACATAAAGAAGTTTAAGATCAATAATCTGTTGGTTAATTCCACTTACTGAATATTTTTTTAATTCTGTTAAAATTCTAGATTTAGTAAAATCTGAAATAGATATGCCATTTTTGGGCTTTATACTAATTAAAACATTTCCATATTGTGGAGGATTTAATTCTTCTCCACCAACTACAGAAACAGATTCTGTATCAGAATAAATTTTTTGAATAATTGCTTCATAATCAATTGCAGTAACAGCACGATATTGTGATGAATATACTCTTGGAGCAAAATATTTGATTGATTCAATTGGTTCTATATCACCACCATTAGATGCTTTTACTATTGTCTCAATTGTGACTGTATTTGTTGGAGAAACAAATCTATCCAATGAATCTACTGTAGTTCCAGAATATGAAAATAATGAAGGTCCATTGCCTTCTTTTCCATCAGTTGTTATATAACTAATTTTTATAGTTTCGCCATGAGTAAGTTTTTTTCCCAATATACCATCTCCAAATAGAATTTCATATTTTTCATCTGCAATTTCTTGAATTAAATATATTTCTGATGATCCATCTAAATTTAAAATATTATCAATCTTCCTATATTGTCTTGTACCAACTATTACAACTAAAGTATCAGTATCAATATTAGAATTATCTAAAATAAATCTTTGGTTAATAGTGTTATCAACTACAAATTGCTTGTTTAATAGTACTCCTTGATAAACTTCTATGTCACTAAACCTTGCTTCTCCATTATTAATAGAAGTAGTAATATTTTGAGGAATAGAAAAAACATAAGATGTATTATCTACATTACCAACGCATACTAATCCAGATTTTAAAGTAAGTTGCCCTTCTGTACTTGAAGTTTGTATTGTAAATGATACCGTAGCTTTTGCACAAGTTTTAGATCTTGGAACATATCCGATATTCCTTGCAAGAGAAACTACATTTTCTCTTACCGTGGCAGAATCTAAAAAAGATTCATTTACGGCCATGTTTGAGTTAAATGCCGTTATATAAGTATTATATGCAAGAGTATCAATAAGAACGGAAAAATTTGACCCCTCAAAATCATAATCTGTAAAATTTGAATTTGCACGAAGGTAATCCCGAATGGATTCCTTTATTTGATCAAAATCTAAATTGGTAAATTTGGTAAAAGGCATTTTATCTTGTTGCCTCTAAAATATAGTTGAATTTTTGACTTGGAAATTCTTGTCCGATAATATCAAAATATACTGAAATTTCAAATGCATTATCATTTGGTTTTGGATTTACTTCAACTGATACATTTTCAACTCTTGGTTCATAATTTGAAACAGCTATTTCAATTTGTTGTTGAAGCACAGATGCAGTACCAAAATCAATAAAATCAAATAAACTTACTCTTAATTCCGATCCAAAAGATGAATTAAAAAATTTTTCTCCAGGAATTGTTTGTATTAAGTTTCGGATTGATTTTTTAATTGCATCCGAATCTTTTATAGTCAATAAATCTTTTGTAATCGGGTGAACATCTAGAGACAAACTAATATCTTTGAATGATTGTGATATTTTCTGTATCTGTGCCACTTACCAAACAAGACTTTACATTAACTTTATTTATGCCCAAGTTTCTCCATAATTTGGTTCTGTACCATAATCCCAATCATCATAGTTATCATCATTACGAATCATCTTATGAAGATCTGATTGTTCTTTTAAATGATGTTTTTTTGGTAAAATTTCATCATGCATGATTTCTTGAATTACTTTTTTTGAATTTGATTGATTATAATCAGTCACTAAATGAGTTGTTCCCCACATTTTGTACATGTAGTCTTGATTTCTGTCTGGATTTGGTTGAATTGCCATAAATTTGTTCTAAATGAAAGAAAATTAGAACTTTTTAAGGGGTTTCTATCCCTTAATCAACATAAAATCCTTTTCTTTTATATGTATCGTATTCTAAGTCTTCAATAAAACGATATCCTTTTATATTTTTATTTATTTTTTTCTCCCATATTGGAACTGCAACCGAATTTTTATATCTAAAATCTGGATTTTGCCTAAATTGAACTTCAATTAACTTATTTCCTATAAATTCACAATTGATCCACTCATAATTACCAACCAAATCGCATAAAATTAAAGGAAAATCTACTTCTACATCTATTTTAGTCCATTTACGCCACTTGTATAGGAGGTCATTGGCAGTTTTCTCACCCAAAACCACCAATTTTGACTTCTTCTCATGAAAATCAACACTTAAATGAGGTCCTTGAAAGATTTCACACCAAAATTCTGATGGATGAAAATGTTCTGTCGTATCCTCTATCCATTCTTTACGAGCAAAACGGCCCATACCCATTAAATTGATACATGGCCGAACAATATAAAAGTCGGATTTTGGAACAGTAGTACCCGAAGGACCACATTTGTATTCCAAAATCCGACTTAATGACAATTTGTTATATGCCCAAATGTCTTTGTGATGTATTTGATTCCATTCATCATTGACATTTAGGAAATAACTCATCCTTTTCCTTGACCCCTATATGCTTTACGTGCTTTATTACGAGAAGATGCTGCATATTTGGTCCCATTACCATCTCCTTGACGAGATTTTTTAGGAGGACCAGGAATATAAGACGAGTGCTTATTCAGTCCACCTTTTGCTTTTACTGCCATTTAATTTTCTCCAATAATTTCTGTGGTTATATCAGAAGGATCTGGTGTTCCATTTTCATAAAATTCCTGTGCCAGATCCTCCATTACATCAAAAAACGAATTTTGATCTAGATCGGAATAAATTTTCCGACCTTTGCAAAAAACATTGTATCGTGTATTGTCAGACATTCAAATAATTCTTGTTTTCTCGTGACCAACTCTAATACGAGGATCGCACCAAATTTCAAATCCCGCTTCCTTTGCATCCAGACAGAAACTTACATCCTCTCCACACATATCTTGAACATCTCCAGATTCAAAAACTTGCATTTTTGGTGCAAACCATGGATACTTCATTTCTGGATGCTCAAAAACTCCATGTTTAATTAGTAACCAACCAAATCCAGTATAATCAACTGTAAATGGTTTTCTACGATTTTTCATTGTTTCAATGGTCTCATGATTCATCACTCCACCATTTGTTCTAAAATCATCTTCTTCTAACCAATGAGCAACAGAAGATGTCATACCATCTTCTGTACAATACCAACCAGCTGCAATGTCTTTATCCATTAAAACTAGTTGTAAAAACTTTTCAGTTGTAAACACAATATCACTATCAATCCATAACTGATAATCATAGTTTAATTTACCATCCCATGGTAATTGATCTGGTCCCCTTAGAACATTTGCTCCCAGGCATTTGCATCTTGCAAAGTTAACCATGGAAGAATAATCTTGAGATATTTGAATACTTGCACCAGATTGTACAAGATCAAAACATAGCTGTACAAAATTCTTAAGATAAGTATAGGAAACTCCTCTACCAGGAAGACAAAATACTATACTTTTACCTTTAAGAATTTCTCTTGCTTTGTCATAATCCCATTCCATTTCTTGGCTTGTAAGTGGTGCCTTTGCCTTAACAGTAAATCCTTTTGCCATAATTGAAAGTAGTTACAATCATATCATACAATATTATCTATACAATGTCAATGAACGCCTCTTCATATGAAAGGTCCTCAACACTGTAGTCGGTCTTCATTAAACCGACCATATTTTTGAGTGTTTTCCATGTAATTTCAAACTCTTGTTCACTTATAAGATGATATAAACACTTGTTCTTTGCATATATGTTATAAACTTTCATTATCTTATTATTCATTACACTCTGATATAATAACATCTCCATTTTCAATTAAAAAATTAATCTCAGTATCCTCATACCAAGATAATTCATTCATAATCCACTCGGGAATGGTAACATAATACTCACCACTAACTGTATCAACCTGTATAGGGCGTTTTTCATCTCCGGATTTTTTTTTCATTTTTTTAATATATTTTTTACTTTGAAATTATATATGATTTGTGTATTTTCAATGAACTTTTAAGTCTTTTCTTTCATTCCGGATTTTTTTGTTTTTAAGGTATTATATCGATGCCTTTCGTAACACTTTGTAGACTGGTGGGACCCATCGATTTTATAAACACGGCCCGCCGCCATAACGATAACGTTATACAATTAACTGCTGCTTCACGAACGAATGAGGGGCGGGTGTGCCGCCCCACGAACTGTCACCCCTGCCGCTCTGCCAGGCGGTCACGGGCGGCAGCGATTCGGTCTGCCTTCGCCTGGGCGGCGAAGCGGGAGGCGTTGGCGTCTTTATCGCCAACCCACTGACGCCCCAACCCACTGACGCGGGTGATGGTCAGTCCCTTGCCAGCGCCAACGGCATGGGAGAATCCACCAGCGGGCAGGTCAGAATCACGAACAGAACCCACGGCGGATCCAGCACCGTGCTGAGCGTTGCGGGTCAGAGTCTCACCCTTGCGGGGACCACGGCGGGGCAGGCGGGTGATGGTGAAGTCCATTCTCGTATGGGGGTGGTGTGCTCTGGAATTCTACAGGGTCGGGGGGCAGGGGTCAACCCACCCCCAGCAGATCAGATGCCTGCCATGGCGGCGGCAAGGCGATCACGCTTGCGGATCGCGGTGGGCACGATGAACCAGAGGTCACGCTTGCCGTTGTCGCTGCGGGTGGAATCCAGGATGCCTGCCTTCTCCAGGTCAACCATCACGGCGTGGATGGTGCCCTTATGGCGGCGGGGGTCCATGCCCATGGCGCGAACCAGATCGCTGCAGGTCATCGGGCCGTCGTTGATGAGGCGGGTGCGGATCGCGGTGCGGATGATGGAGGTGAGCATCGGGTGCGTTGCGGTTTGCTCTGGAATTCTACAGGGTCAGGGGGCACCCGTCAAGGTGCCCCGTAGGGTTCAGGCGGCGATGGGCAGGATCGCCCCTTCGCTCAAGAAGCGGTGGAAGCAGCGCCCCCAGGAGATGCGGTCGGCATCCTCATCCTCACCCTGCTTGCGGATCTCATCCCAGTTGCGGGCATCCTCCCAGGAGCGGAAGGCGTAGCGGTACACGGTGTCGCTGCTGTTGAACAGCACCAGCAGTTCGGCATCGTTGTCGTTGTTCATCACCAGTGCCCAGGAGCGCATGGCGCTGCTGAACACGGAGTGCCCCAGGTAGAGCATCTGGTCGGGGGTGAAGGCGGTGGCGGTGGTGGCAGGCATCGGGTGCGTTGCGGTTTGCTCTGGAATTCTACAGGGTCGGGTGCCGAGGGTCGACCCCCTCACACCCGCGTCACGGTCAGGCGCTTCCACCCTTCGATGCGGTAGTAGCGGATCTCCTCAAGGATAGAGTTGACCACGTTGTTGTGCTGGCGATCGAACCCTTTAGGAGTCGTGGGACGACGGCGGCGGCGGAACTCTACGGCAGTGGTGCCATCGGCGCGATCCAGTTCGATGCGGTAGAGGCAGGTGCTGCTCATCGGGTGCGTTGCGGTTTGCTCTGGAATTCTACAGGGTCGGGGGGCAGGGGTCAACCCACCCCCTCAGCGGATCAGTACCCCAGCCAGGAGAGGAACTCACCGCAGTCGATGCGCTCACCCTGCAGGTGCCCGTAGTCCTTGCGGAAGTCGTAGAGGGCGGAGTGCATCTCTGCAGACTCCAGGGCGATGTGCCAGGCGATGGTGTCGTCGGCAGGGTGAGAGCAATCCCACAGGATGTCGGAGAAGGTGGTGCCAGGGGCGTACACGTTGAGGCAGTCGCGGAGGGCGGTGGTCATCGGGTGCGTTGCGGTTTGCTCTGGAATTCTACAGGATGGGGGGTCGTTTGCCAACCCCCCTGGGGGGTCAGATCTGCTCTGCCATCTGCTCACGGATCATGGTGCGGATGGCAAAGGCGCTCTCACGGATGCTGCGGCAGGCGCTGGGTGCCATGCCGTTCTCACCGTTGCGGGCAGCAGTCTCCAGTTCGCCCCAGCGGATACCAGCGTCGATCAGAGCGTGGCAGATCTCATCAGCGATGGCAGGGGTCACGGTCAGGGTCAGGGTGGTCATCAGGTCCGTGGCGGTTTGCTCTGGAATTCTACAGGGTGGTGGGGCACCCGTCAAGGTGCCCCGTAGGGGTCACCAGAGCAGGTCAGCGATTGCTTCCAGGCGCTGCTGGCGGGTTGCCAGTTCCTTCAGGATGGCCCGCTGCTCCTTGGTGGTGGGGTTGCCTTCCCACAGCCACTCCTCCAGTTGGAAGGAGGTCAGGTCGTGGAAGGCGGTGGCGATGGTTCCGTCCAGCATGGGGTGGGGTGCGGTTTGCTCTGGAATTCTACAGGGTCAGGGGGCAGGGGTCAACCCTCCAGGGGCACCACGTCGTCGGCGTAGCGTTCGGCGTAACGTGCTGCCCACCAGTACCCTTCGGCAGGGTTGATCTGTCCAGCGAAGCGGGTCTGGGGTGCGTCGTCTGTCTTGCGAGCGACCCACATGGTTTCGCGGGTCTGCAGGTCGGAGCACTGTGAAAAGATCGCCATGGGTGTGGGGTGTCGGTTGCTTGGGTACTGTAGCAGGTCAGCGGCGCTCACCACACCAGGCAGGGTCGGCGGTGCAGAGGGCGTCTGCCATGCGCTCCTGGTGGGCGTCAACGGTTGCCGCGGCCTTCAGGGTCCAGGCACCTGCCACGATGCTCACAGAGCAGAAGAGCATGGCAGCGATGGCATTGCGGAGGGTGCGGTCGGTCATGGTGGGGTGTCGGTTGCTTGGGTACTGTAGCACGGGGGGCGGGTGTGCCCCCCTGGCGGATCTAAACTGCCACCCAGTAGGATTTGCCGTTGCGCTCCTGCTGCTCTGCCAGGATGTAGTCGGCGCTGCCCGTGCTGCTGCGCCATCCCTGCATCTGGAAGTAGCAGTCCTCCAGGGTGCTGGCGTAGGCAAGGGTGCGGGCGATCTTACCGCCCTTGACAAACGCCACCGCGAACGGGTAGCGGGTGGGGGAAAGGATCGTCTGCAGGGGGGTGGGGTCGGTCATCGGTTCAGGTGTGAACTGAGATCAGTATAGCAGGTCGGGGGCAGGGGTCAACCTGCCCCGTAGGGTTCAACCCAGGAAAGCGGCAGGGTTGCCGTAGTCTGCGATCACCATGCCGTTGAGGCGGATCTCAGCGTACCCGTAGTCTTCGCTCAGGGAGTAGCAGAGGTCGTAGGCGCGATCCTCATCGGTGGTCGTGTTCTCCCAAGGAGCGGAGGGGCAGATCACGTCGTAGCGGGTCATGAGCAGTTGTCTGAACTGGAATCAGTATAGCAGGTCAGGGGGCAAAGGGGAGGGTCGGAACCCTCCGCTGTGCCGCCTAGCGGGTCGTCACAGTCTGATCAGAAGTCGATGGCGTCAAGTGTAGGGTCTGCGCCATATTCAGCAGATTCGTCAACACTATCCCCCAGAACAAGAGAGTCAAGAATTTGCAGGATCTGTTCGCCGTTGTTACCAGAACGGAGGAGAGAAAGCGCAAGGTCGCGGGTCATCGTAGAGTTTGCAATTGGGTGGGGTGGCAGTCTTTAAGGCGCTGCCGTTCCTTTGATCATCGCTCCAGTTGCGCCAGCGATGAGGGGGCGATGTGGGAAGGGGATCCGCAGGAGCGGTAGAACTCTACCATGCGGTCTGCCTCTTCCTTGGTTGTGAACCACTGTGAGCGCCACTCACACTGGTTGTAGGGGGTCTGGTAGCGAACTTCGAAGCGCATGGGGTTGGTTGCGAACTTGATCATTGTAGCACGGGAAGGGGGGCGTTGGTGCCCCCCGCAGGGTTCAGAAGTCGAACACGTCGCCGTTGATCTCTGCACGGTTGATCTCTGGGTCGTTCCACATCACACCGTCAGGGGTTTGAGTGCTGCCGTGATCATAGAACGCTTCCAGCAGTTCTTCATAGCAGCAAACGTCATTCTGCTGGATGAAGTCTTGGATGCTCTCATCGTTCTCAATCCAGAGCACAACATTCCAGGTTTTGTAGTTAGTCCAACCGTTGTAGGTAACATCCAGCAGGTTGGTCTGGTGAGTGCGGGTTGCGGTTGCCATGGTGTGGTGTGGTGTGAACTTGATCAGTGTAGCACGGGAAGGGGGCAGGGTGTGCCCCCCAGGGCGATCAGATGGCGCTGGTGCCCTTGCTCACCCAGAGCGCCAGGCGCATGGTGGATGCCTTGCTAACCTGCTGAGCGGTGCGCCCGTGAGCGATGGCAGCAGTCTTCAGGCAGTGGCGCTGAGCGTCGGTCATGCCCGTGATCACGTTGCGGGCGTTCTGCAGGAGTTGCTGTTGGGTCATGGTCGGTTCAGGTGTGAACTGAGATCAGTATAGGGGGTCAGCGGGCGATCATGTCGCCTGCAGTGTACAGTGCCTGGGCTGTCACACTGCGGACGGGGCGGATCGGTTCCCAGAGCAGGCAGAGCAGCACAAGGGCGATCAGGGGGCGCATGGCAGGTTCAGTGGCGATCAGAGATGTCCCACACGGTCGTGGGGGCAGGGGCAGGCAGGCGACCCTCACGAATTGCCTGACGGCGCTGTTCATCAGCGATGACCTTGGCAGTGTAGTCTGCCATGATGGCGCTGAGGTCGAGTTTGGTGGGTTGTTTGTTCATGAGATCAGTATAGGGGCAGGATGGGGCAGGGTCAGGGGCAGAGTGGACAGTTCAAGGAAGTGGCACAGGGTGCCTTGCTAGGGGTCGCCGCGGCCTTATACTAAGGTCACAAGCGAAGGAGGGGCGGGGTAGCCCTGTAGATGAAAAAGGTCGCCACGCCCCCTGCCAAAAAATAGTATAAAAAAGAGTATAAAAAAAGGGAGCGTATTTGCTCCCCTTTTGTATCATTCTTCAGGTCCGAAAGCACACTCTAGAGAGTATGCTTCCTCATCACTCCACCCGTAGGTTCCGTCCTCATTCTCAGGATAGTCTACATAATTCCATCCTTCCATAATGTCGTCCATGTTGTCTTCCAAATACTCTTCGAGACCTTGGAAGTCTTCAATCTGGGGGCAGTCGATGAAGGCGGTGGTCATGGTCGGTTCAGGTGGTGAACTGAGATCAGTATAAAGGGTGGGAAGGGGGGTCAGTGCCCCCCAGTGTGCCACTTCAGGCGGTGACCTCCATCCACTCCTGTTCGTTGCAGTAGATCACAATGGGAGCGCCACCGAGTTCGATGCTCCAATCGAAGGCAACGTCGACGGCGTGCTCTTCACTGGTGAAGAATTCGGCGTGGTCGATGCCAGTGCCCTTGGGGGCAGCGCTCCAGGAAGTGAAGGTCATCGGGTTGCTTGCGAACTGAGATCAGTATAGGGGGTTGGAAGGGGCAGCGGTGCCACCCCTTGTGCATCTTAACAGTCTGTCACAGCAGACCCTTGTGCATCCTGCGGTAGGCGACCCACGTGATCGCTTGCACTTGCGCCGCTGAATGATAAGATCCCATCACGCCTGAGATAATCTTAGCAGCGTCACGGTAAGCGTCTTGAATCATGCGGTAGGTTTTGTCACTCAGAGAGGGAACATCCTTCAGAGCGGTGACCGTACCGTTCCAGATATTGTAAGCATGACCGTCAATGCAAGGAGTGTCGCTGTCACCGTTACATGCAATGCAAAGGAAGAACGCAACGGTCTTATTGCCACGCAAAACAGACACAATCTGTTCGCGGGTTAGTTGACAGTCAAGGATCGTAGATGCCTTGTCTTTGTTGTTGGTATAGGTGCCAACCTTAACGCTGCTGTAGTCGATCTCTGCTGCCCATGCTCTCAGCATGATCTCAGCGTCGATGATGTTAGATTCCCACCGATTGTTGGGGGAAAGGGCAGCGATGACACCTGCCACGATGTCAGAATCTACACCGTACTTCTCACCTAAAGTGACACAAACTTGAAATGCATTGTTGTACCATTGCATCCCGACCTGACGATCATAGACGCTGCTCTGGAAATAGGTTGCCAGGATGGAGTCGGTGTGTGCCATGGGTGGGGTGGTTGCCGATGAGATCAGTATGGCAGGGTTTGGGGGGCAGGTCAACCCCTAGGGGGCAGTCTTGCAAGTGGCACAGAAAAGGGGGGCAGGATGCCCCCCGTATGATCAGGCAGCGATGGCGGTCAGTTGCTCGCCACGGATTGCCAGGTTGATAAACTTACCCACAGAGTCTTCGTTTTCGATCACCAGGTTGAGATCGGCAACGAAACCAGAAGGATCAGTCACGTTGTAGGTATAGTCACGCCCACCGTTGAAGGTAACAGTCACTTGACCGTTTTGCACTTCGCTGATGTTTTCGATGGCGCTGGATTGGAACTTGAACATAATCAGAAAAAAAGGTAAAGGGTTGAGTGAAGTGTTTTGAGCGGGATGCTTCACCCCCGCTGATGTGATCAGTATGGCACGGGTTGGGGGTGGGGTCAACCCCCTGTGTGCCAGTTTAGAAGGCGACCAGTTGATCGATCTCCCACTGATCAACCAGCGCCACCTTAGCATAGGTGCTGGCGTTAGCGGTCAACCAGCGGTTGACGTGCTTCGTGGTGGTGACGCTGTAGGTCTTTTCAGTCCGCATCCACCCCTTGCCAGGCACCAGGGCGGCGACGGGGGTGGCGTAGGAGAACAGGACCTCAGTCCCGTCTGCCAGGGAGACCTGGGTTTGATTGGAGCCGATGGGTTGAACCTTCATGAGGTGTCCTCTGAACTGAGATCAGTATAGGGCACCAGGGGGGCAGGTCAACGCCCCCTGTGCCAGTTGTCAGATCGTCACCCCTCTAGCAGTTCGGGGTAGTATTCTTCACACTCAGTGATCAATTCTTCATCAGAATACTTTGCATAACCCTCATCGAGGTAGTCATAACAAAGTTGGGTCATTGTCTTGAGATCCATGTCATCCAACATCTGCTGAATGAGTTGATCTTGGAGTTCAGAACGGTTCATCAATCGTCTCCGAAATTGTTAGTAAGGAAGTCTTCAAGTTCAATGAGTTTGCTATCACTCAGAGAGCACACATACTCACTGATGATAGTAGCAAGCAGGTCAGGATCTTCCCTGCATTTTTCATAAAGGAACTGTTCAAGTTCCTCACCAGTAGAGTAACGAAGGTCGGTCATCGGAGAATGTGGCGATAATCAAGAGATTTGATACACCAACCGTAAGCAGATGTAATCTCTTCAACGAGATCATCTTCATCATCTGCTTCCCAGATTTGACCAAAAACCTCATCATAAATCTCATCTTGTGACTCAACATCTAGTGCTTCATCATCAAGATCATCAGTGAAATCAAACTCAATTTCAATAACTTGGAATTGCATCAGACTTCATCCCTCATTTCGGTGAGTTTATCATACAGAGCAGGAATGTCTGCCTCTGTGAGTTCAGTCAGATAGTGCCAGTCGCTACTCTCAAGAATAGCGAGAAGTGCATCAATCTCCTGATAATTGAGGTGTGTGAGTGTCACTTGCGTAGAGGAGAATTGAAGTAACGGCGGAAAGCAGTGAGAACGATAATACCCGTTGAAAGAACACCAACCAAACCAAGGAAGGTGACAGCATCGCCAGTGAAAGTGTCGGTATCAGGTGTCATCAGAGAGTATAGTTGCTGTTGAGCATTTGATTGAAGGATTGCTCCTCATCGTCATCATCCTCCTGCAGATCTTCGATGTCATAGATCTCACCAGGAGCATCTTGGATCTCAAAAAAGTAGGTGTCCATGGGTGTGTCTCAGGAACAAACGTAGTTTGGCATGGGTGAGGGCACCGTGAGGTGCCCGATGTGCCAGTTGCTCAGGCGTCCAGGGCACCCTGCTCGTTGAGTATACCCCAGGAGATGCCGTTGTTATACAAACCGATGTAACGGTTGCCGACACTCAACCCAACGATTTCATCGCCAGGTTCACCGATCATGTTCACACCCAGGTAGAAGTATTCGGTGAACATTTCAGGAGTTTGGAACTTCATGGTTTGGATCTTCTCCCAGAGAATAGTAGCAACCACATAGGCGATTGCGGCAACAGTGAGAACAAAACTCTTCACATCTTGGTAGAGTTTTTTGTAGTCAACCTCCTGCAGAATGTCGATCAGAGCATCAGCAGGGGGGAAGGATTTGGTGAGGTTCATGTCAAGAATTGTGTGGGCGGGGGAATGTAGAGAGGTGTCCCAACCACGAGATCAGTATGGCACACCAGGGGCACCAGGGCAAGGGGTTGCAACATTCCGTAATATCAGGGGTTCTTATCAGTGCTATCAGGTATTCTAATGTGCCAGGGGCTTGACATAATCCGCAATCTTGACTAGAATACCTTTGCTAGGTTTGAAGATAATAATATAAAGATTAATATTACACTTTAAAGAGATGCCGAAGGCATACCCCGAAGGGGTATGAGTTAATATACTATAAGCACGACAGATGGTGTGGGAAGGGGTGAGTGGGGTGAAGCACTATTCTTGCACATAAAAAAAGGCAGGGTCACCACTCCCTGCCTTATGATCACCTTGTTCCTATATTCCTTGATATAATCACCACGTACCTATGTGTGATATAACCTCTCTCGCGTGTATGGGTGGCGATTATCTCAAACCACCCAATAGGAGTAGGGAGACTTGAACTCCCACGGGCGTTATGCCCAACAGATTTTAAGTCTGGTGTGTCTACCGATTCCACCATACTCCCATGTTGTATAGTATACGCTATCTCGTACATGATGTCAAGTGATTGACATTCTCGTAATGATAGTGTATACTATGATGTATACATGATCTCGTAGAGATGTGTATAAGATACGTGTGCATCTCGTACACATCTCGCACGATCTCGTACCTTACCAGGCGTTAGAGAACACGAATCCGTCTACGAATTCGTAGTCATAACGCAATCCCTGA